AAAGCTTGGAGATATGCCGCCATTGCTGGGGATACTTCTTCGCTTAGTGCAACTGGAGTGTCATCACCTACTTCAGAATGTGATACAGATTCTGGGAAGTATGACTTACGGAGAGTTTCTACAGCAGTCTTATACTGCTCTTCAGACTCAAATCTTACACCCTCAGATAATGAAGCAAGTTTTTCTTTTTGAGTATCAGCAAGTCCTTCCGAAACTTGGTTTAGGATTACGACTTTGCTTGACTCCGAAAGACGATTATTAAGTTCCACATTACGCTCAATTTGTTCGTTGAGGCGCTCTTCCATTTCACGAAGCTCGTCAGTCATTTCCTGAACAACATCTGCTTTATCTTCAGGAATATTAATATAGTGTTCAGCAAATAGATTCTTGAGACCCGCAATAAAGTCTTCAGTAATCTCATTACGAATACCACGATCAATAGCAACTTGATTTTCTTCAATCCACTGAGAAATACCGTACTTAACAGTACCATGTACTTCTTCAGAGAGTTCAGCTTTAATAGCTTCTACTTGCTCAACAAGCTTAGCTTCAAATTGCTCTTCTAGTTTGGCATACTCTTCAGTTAGCTTAGCTTTTACAGCAGCTTCAAAAATTGTTTTTGCCTTATCTTTATAGTCTTCAGAAAACTCTTCGCCTTCTGTTAAAGCAGCTACATCAGAAGAAAGATCTAGCTCTTCAAATGATGGCTTAATAGGATATGTTACATTAGGTCCTGTTGTGGTTCCGTAAGCAACGTTTGTTCCTACACTAGGAGTTTTTGCCATGTCACCAGGACTCTTTTGATGAGCCTGCTGGGCGTCACCAGAAATTTGGGAGATTGGTGCGGCAGCCTTAGCTCCAGGATTCTCTTCGCCATCCTCATCATGCTCGTGAGGAGTGGTTGTAGTACCACCAAGATCGGTCGCAGCTTTTTGCCCAATAGCTACGGTAGGTGGAACAGAAGGCTGGGGGTCTTTGCCACCAGCACCTGAAGTTTGGACATCGGAAATTTGGGAAGGCTCCTTACCTGTAGCAGGGATTACAGAAGCAGAAACTGTAGGCATTGGATCTCCAGCCTCAAGAACAATATTTTGTCCTTGAACAAGCTCCTCAAATTTTTCGTTTAACATATCTGACATTTGAGTTTCCTCGTACTTCTAACAATTATTCTAAGATTATTTATGAAAATTAGAGATTTGAAAGGAAATGCTCAAAAGCTTTGAGCTTCCTTTCTTCAATATTTCGCCTGGTAGATTCGGAAATATATCTGTGATATTTAGCAACTTGTTGCTCACGGAGAATTCCTCCTTCCCAAACCCACTCTTTACCTTCCATAATTCCATTTACAAATGCATCTGGTGCGGAAGGATCTGCTACAATATCAGCAGCAGTGGCAAGCATGAAATCATCACGAACATAATTAGCACCATTACGCTCTTCGAGTGATCCCATGCCCCTAGAAGAAACTCCTAGTTTTACTCCTTCATCTAAAAGAGATTTTGCAATCTGTCCCATGGGAGTTTCTAAAATTCTGGCTTTGCCATAAAAATTAGTTCCCTCTGTACGAAGTTCTGTGATACGATGAGAAACTCTATCTAGGTTTACTGATGGACCATCTGGATGTCCTAGTTCTCCTAAAGCACGACCAGTATTTACATACTGTTCTGTGTAACGTTGAACTTCTTTATTTAAAACTTCGAAAGGATAAATTCTACCATTTCTATTTTTTATTTCAGATTGTAAAAATACACCTTCAATATAAAGATGCTTTTTGCCATTTGCTTCTTCTACAAGAACATTAATGTTCTCGATATTTTCCGTGATTAATTTCATTGCTCGATTTCTAGTGGTTCTACTGGTTCATTAAAATAAGTAGAAGCAACTGCTTGTTTGTAAAGACCAATAGCTTCTGCAGCAGAAGTTTGCATAATGTCATGGATAGCATCTAGTGCTTCAGACTTCTTTTTATCAGCGATTAAATTCACTACATTCAAATTATTTTCCATATAAATAAACCTTAATTTATAAAATTATTTAGCAGAACCTTTATTTGTGGAAGGTTTTGGTGATAATTTAGCCTTCTGTTTTTCTAATTCTAGTGTTGTTTCTGCATCAGTTTCTGCTTGAGCATTTTGAATTTCTGGAGCAAATGCATCATTTTGTCTATTCATTGTATCTAATGCCAAAGAGTCTGCTGGATCTATCGCAATACCAGATGAGATATCTTTCTTCATTTGACGATCAATATCTTTAAACTCTTTCTCAGTCTGCATAAGAATTTGACGACGTAGATATTCTGTAGAAAAATATTTTCCAACAAAAGGATCCATCTGAGTAACAAGGTTAACACGCTGAAGCATTAACTCTTGTTGCTTAAGTTCATTGAAATGGTTATCGAATAGGAAGTCATATTGAATATGCTCTTCCATATCTTCCCAATCTTCTGGGGTGATAATACCTTTGAGGACTAATTGTGTCTTAAGAATATCGTGGAATAGTTCACTAAAACGCTTACGGAGACGACCAATAAATTTAGCAAACTTGAGTTCATCTCTTAAAATTTCTGTAGTCTTACCTAGATTAAATGCCTTGTTGTCGTCGGTAAGACGAGATGGTGGCAGGTTAAGCGAGTTGTAAAGTTTCTTTCTAAAATATTCAACATCCTTTAATTCACCAAGATTTTGTCCACCTGGAAGAGTGGAGATTTCAGTACCTCTACCACCTTCACGACGAGGTAGCCAAAAATCCTCAAGCATACTCATATGCTTTTTATCATCACGAATTTCTCCTGTAGCCGAATCATATACCAGTTTATTTCTGTAACGTGCCATCACGTCACGAAGATATTGTTCTGCTTTTACCTTAGGAAGATTACCTACATCAATGTAGAAAATTCTACGCTCTGGAGCACGAGACAATCTATAGATAACAAGAGAATCCTCAATCATTCTAAGCTGATTGAGAGCTTTGATTGACTTGTGTAGAAAACTAATTGTAATTTTTTTATTAGTATCTTTTAATCCAGAATCACAATATGCAATAGAGTCTGCAGAAATTTTGATACCTTGACTAGATGCATAATTATATGATTGTGATGTGGTTGGAACGTTAGCTACACCAAATCCACTTGGATTATAAATGTAATATTCTACATAATCACCCCAATCAAATTCTAAAGCAGATCCTCTTTGCTGATGCTTTTCTGCTTCTTTCTTTTCAATTTTATGCCTAATTTTTTTAATTTTTAATGCGTCAATATAACGCAATTCTAAAATTCCTTTTTTTGGATTATCTAAATCTACAACTTTATGATAATGCATACGACCATCAATATACCAGTTGCGAATTATTTGATGTGCGTGCTTATCAAATTTTAACATTCTTAGAATGTTATTAAATTCTTGACGAATTTTGGTTTTAATATTTTGACCAATATCCAAATTAGATAGTTCAATTTCTACAGGAGAATCATCGGCATCAGAAACTACAAACTCATTAACAATTTCATCGATAGCACTATCACACTCAGGGTGCAATGCCATACTACGATAACGTTGAATAAGCTCGTATTCGTTTCTAGATATCCCTTCTACATCAACATACGTGCCAAAATAGCCACCTGCTACGGTGGCTACAGCATCATCTTGGTTAGGAGAGACTGGGGACTGACCTTTCAGCCCCTCCTTTTTGTTGATTTTAAAACCAAATAACTGACTCATATTAAATTATTAGTTCGATACTCTATTTATTAGAGTTCAATAGTCTTGTCTATACCAGCAATATTGCTAGCAGGACCATCAGTTAAATTAGTTTGGGTTGGGGAAACAACCTTCCAATATGAATATTGGAACTCTACCGAGAATTCTGCAACCTGATCATTGCTGTCATAAGCAAGATCAATTTGAGAAACATTAGTTGGGAAAGCATACATTAAAGTATACTCACGAAGAATGCTTCCTCTTTCGGTAGCATTTTTCTCCAACTGCTTAACTCTAACTTCAGCCATGTAACCATCTGATTGGTTAGGGATGAATCTAGGGGCGTTGTTGCGGTTGTGGGTGTTCATCGATTCGAGCCACTGCTCAAAGTATGAACGAACCTTCATATCCTTATCATTGAAGAATGTGGCAGTCCATGTATCAAATGTTCTGTCTCCAGAAATTTTTACAGTTCTTCCACGGAAAGGAACTTCAATAACACCCAAGCTAGAAGCTGGTAGTGCTGCGGACTTACATAAAAGATCGATTAGATCTTTATCTCCACCAGCACCATTTCCAGGAACGCCATCCGCAAGACCCCCATTGGGCCAAACAATATCGATGGCGAACATGTTAGGCTTAGTGCCTTGACCAATTCTTGAAATGAAATCGTTAATAGTCGTCATTTTTCGTTACCTCTTTAGTATGTTTGTGATTAATCAGCGACCAATTACTTCAGAGAACGAAACTCCAGTCTTCGTTGCGGTTAAAGTTACCGTGACGTAATTGATAGAACGTGTTGGTTTGATATAAATTTCGGCAACAAATTCGTTACGATCAATAACATCTGGAGTGTTGTTCGATTCATCACAAACAACAAGGAAGTCGGTTACACCTCTTCTTGCCTGAATCTCACTCATATAGGAATTGACTGCACTAGCAAAAGATGCTCTTGTAGTTTCGTCATTCTGTTCAAATAGAACTTGCTTAGCAAGACCCTCGACACGCTTTTGTACGTTGAGGAATAAACGACGAACGTTAATTCTATCAAACGCACTAGGTGAAGCAAGAGCAGTTTTGTCACCAAATAGAGTTACGCCAGAGCCAGGGAAAGCAACAATTGGATTAATTCTTGCTTGATAAAGCTCGTCTCTATCGGCTTTGTTTGGATTGTAAGCTAGCTTAACTGCATTTCTTAGAGAACCTCTATTTACACCAGCAGGTGAATACCAGTCATCTAGAGCAGCAGAAGTAGCTACACAGAGTCCAGCAATATCTCCATTGCATGGAACATAACGATACTTGTCGTTGAAGCGATCGTAGAAATACTTATAACCGCTATCAAATACAGCATATGATGTTGAAGCAAGACCATTAAAGAAATTAATGGTGTTTACTTTTTGTTGTGAAGTTGAAAGGGCTCCACTTACACCAACTTGGTTGCCTTTGTGTGGTGATACGAAAGCAACACAATCTTTTCTAGAAGAAGCAATAGAAATTACTTTAGCAGCTTTGGCTTTTGTATCAGCTTCAAGAGCCATCGATCCGCCCATAAGAACAAAGTCAACAGTAGTTTCTTCTGTGTCTAGGAATAGATCATAAGCAACTCCAATTTCAGAAGAATCATAATCGTAGTCATCAGTTCCATTTGCTAAATCGTCGCTATAATTTCCACACAATGCAAACGCATCGCCGCTAGTCAAAGCTGTTGAAAGTTGATCCCAGCTTTCTCCTAGAACATAAGTTGCTGTAGGAGTAGTTCCGCTGTAAATTAAAGTTGATTGCTCATTAATTACAGTCTTGTAATAAATGTTAGCTCCTTCTGTGTTCTTACCATCTTCTAATTTAGATAGATAAGTAAATCTTTCTAGGATAGTATTTGCAGCACCAGAAATATCTCCAGTAGTATCAATAATAGCTATATGGATTTCGTCATACTTAAGTCCTCTGGCAGCAGCATAATCAGAAGTTCCTGGACGAGGAGCAATAGAAGATAGTCTTAGACCAGTAGAACCAATTTCGGTAGTAGTATACCAATCTCTTACAGCAGATACTCCCGTTTCATCATCAAGAATTGTTGATACCGTTACAATAATATCGCTACCACCACCAGTTGCGGCACCAGCAAGAGTAATAGTATCTCCAACGCTATAACCATTTCCAGCAGTTAGAAGGGTTACTGTAACAGCACCTCCTTCATATTGTGGGGGATCAAATGATACTGGATTTCCTGGATCTGTTACATCTAAAATTTCCGCACCTTGTGCAACAGAAACACTAAACGAAGCACCTCCAGCATCAGCAGCAGGGGTGTAAGTTCCAGGAGTTCTAGCAGTTTGTGTTACAGCATTATGTGTAAACGAAGCAATTGGATCTTCTGTTTCTGTGATGCTATCACCAACAACAATTAATTGAGTTGGGTCTACTAATTGTACTGTAACTTCTTTATCATCAGCACTGTAAGCAATAACTTTTGCTTGCTTGCCCGATGCAAATGTTAGAGTTGAACCACTAACTGGGGTTACATCTGGAGCTTTGTCAAAAGTAATAACTTGATCAGCACCTCTGTCAACTACAACAACTTTGATTGAGTTGCCCCAAGTTCCAGCTGTTCTGGCTACAAAGGTTTCTGATGAACCAGTGCCTGATTCCCAATCAAGATCGTTTCTTACTAATGCACCAGAGTTACCAGTGGTTGCATTTAAAACAGAAGTTGCTGCACGAACAACTGCCAACCTTCCGCCGTATCCAAGAAACTCAGAAGCTACGTACCAATCTTCTGCATTGGCATCTGCTGGTCTGCCGAATACATCAATAAGTTGTCTTTGCGAACTAATGTTTACTACTTCGCCAATAGGTCCTTTTTGAAATGTTGAAGCAAATGCAGCTGTAATCTGTTGAGCACCAGTAATTACGGCATTTGATAGGTCACGCTCCTTAATTATAATTCCAGGCGAGACTTGACTTGCCATCTTATTCTCCTCTAGGTATCCAAATAAATCTAAAATTATTTATGAAAATCAGTAGTTCCACATGTATGAAACGTCTTCCTGAGTGTCGCCGTACCAAATAGTTCCATCTTCGACAAACCCTTCATCACCTTCAAGACCAGTTACAATAAATCCAAAAGGAGACATGTCTTGTTCGATTTGATTTTTTTGCTCTTCATAAATTCTTTTGCGAACATCATTATCTGTCATCTCTTTGAAATAATCTTGAACTGCTAACCAGCCAAAGATTACGAGACACATTACAAGGTCATCATGGAATCCATCATCAGCTTCAAAAGATTGCTTTTTCTGAATAAATGTGGTAAGCTCAGAGATGATCTCATAATCCCTGAATAATAACTTGTCATCTTCAATTAATTGTTTAATATTTTGACATCCAACTTTTTTCACTGTAATAGACATCTTAATACCAAGTTGTGTCTTATTGCCAGAGAATCCCTGTCCAACAATTTGACCTGCCCTACCTCTCATTGAGCACATTAATACGTTTGGGTACTCAAGATCATAGTTGAGAATCGATGCTACTTGATCGCCAACATCGTTTACCTCACATAAAACATAAGCATTGTTGTATGCTCTGGCAACGTCATTGATAACGTTGGGAAAAAGCATCGGTTTAATTTCATTGTTCCTATATTTTGCTACTACCTTATATGGAACTGTGGTAATATCAAAAACAATAAAGGCAGAATAGTCACCACCGATGCCTCTACTAACGTCAGCAGTAATAATGTATTCTGATTTTTCATTTGGCTTTTCATAAATATCCAATCCTTTATTTGAACTGATTGGTGTATCAAATACGAGTGCCCTAAGTTTTGATGCTGAGATAAGTGTGTCAACCGATCCTAAAAATTCGCACTCAAATTCCTGAGTAAATTGACGTTCAGAAGTATTCTTAATAGTTTCTTCTTTCCATTTAGCATCACGACCAGGAACTTCTGACCAGTGAACTTCTGTCCAAATATAATTATTTCTTTGATTTTGTGCATCAACCCACAACTTATAGAAGTGGTTCATACCATAGGGAGTAGAAATGATAATAACTTTAGTTCTCTTACCCGACGAAATAGTAGGATATACTGATGAGAAAAAGTCGTCAGCAATATGATTTGGAACAAATGCAAATTCGTCCAAGAAGATAATGTTGAATGACATTCCTCGAACAGCAGATGCTGAAGTTGATGCAGCCATGATCTTGGAACCATTTTCCAGTTCCATAGAACCTTTATTCCATGCGATCACACCTTGCTGTAACCATTTAGGAAGATTTTCGTATGCTGTCTGTAATCTCCCCAATAGGTCTCTAGCAGTAGATGCTTTATTTGCCAGAATACCAATATTGGAACTATCATTAAACAAAGCATAGTGAAGTAGATAGGAAACCACAACCGTTGATTTAC